AAATGCCATTTTTATTCCATTAAATACCTATTTTGTAATATATATTTATATCTTATACGTTAATCCCTATGAATTACTATAAAGGCAAATTTAACCCAAAGCATCCTAATAAGTATGAGGGTGATCCTACACAAGTGTATTATAGAAGTTCATGGGAACTTAAAGCCATGAATTGGTTTGATAATAACCCAAATGTAATTGGGTGGTCCTCGGAGGAAATTTTTGTACCTTACCGATGTGGTACAGATAATAAACTTCATCGGTATTTTCCAGACTTTAAAATAAAAGTCAGAACATCTAATGGTTCTATTAAGATTTACTTAATTGAAGTTAAACCACATGGTCAAACAGAACCACCCAAGTTTCCAGGCAAGCAAACAAAAAGATACATAACTGAATCAATGACTTTTATTAAAAATCAATCTAAGTGGAAAGCAGCTATTGAATATAGTAATAGAATGGGATGGGAATTTAAGATCATTACAGAAAAAGATCTTTTCTAGAATCAATATCTAGAATCAATAAATATATTACTTGACAAACCCAATAAGTAACTATAATCAATTCTAGAATTAATGTACAATTTATTTTATGGCAACTGAAACCAATTTTAAAGATGTATTTGAAAAAAACAAATATAATTTAAGTAATGCCGCGCGTAAATCGCAGGCATGGTTTCAGCAACAAACTCTTTTATTACAAAAGCAAAGAATTTCTCCAGGTCAATTAATTCGTGGAAATGATTTAACATCAAATATTTTACCAGGTAATATGTATATGTTTTCTTATGATGCTAAGCATAAAGATACATTACCATATTGGGATAGATTTCCTTTATTATTGCCATATAAAAAATATGCAGGTGGTTTTATTGGCTTAAATATGCATTATTTACCATATCAAATGCGTTTTCAATTGATGGACAGATTAATGTATTTTGCAAATAATAAAGCAATGGATGATACAACAAAATTAAGATATTCATGGGGTTTAATTGATGGTATATCAAAGTATAAAGCCGCAGAAATTTGTATTAAACAATATTTAACTGAACACGTTCGTTCACCATTTAGAAAAATATCACCCGAAGATTGGGCTACCGCATTAATGTTACCTGTAGAATCATTTGTTGGTTCCAATAAATATAACGTATGGCAAGAATCAAAGAGAGCATTTAATAAATGAGTACTTTAAACGAATTTATCGCTTCAATTAAAACGCATGGTGTAATGCCATTGAATCGTTATGAAGTTGAATTTTCATTACCAAAAACAATTGCTAGCACATTTAATGGTGATTTGCAAACGGTGCTTTTGCACTGTGAAAGAGTTACTATTCCAGGTATGGCAATTTCTACACAACAAGCAAGAACATATGGTGAATTCCGAGAGATGCCGTATGAACGTACATTTGATAATGTAAATATGACATTTCTTGTTGATACAACAATGGATACAAAGCATTTATTTGATTCATGGATAAATTCAATTCAAGATCCAGGTACAAGACAATTTAATTACTATAGAGATTATACTACTGATCTTACAGTAAAAGTTTTAGATAAAAATGAAACTCAAGTATATTATGTTAAATTGTTTGAATGTTATCCAAAATCAATTGGTTCAATTCAAATGGATTATTCATCAAGAGATATTATGACTCTTGACGTTAATATGCAATATCGTTATTGGGTTACTGGATCATCAACCGAAGATATTAATGGCACAAATAATAATACATTAGAAGCTCTTAATAGTCCAGGTAATCTTACAAATATTAGCCCATTTGATGATTCGGCCATATCACCAAATCTAGGCGTAGATACTATTCGTAATTTTCCTCAATTTTAATATGGCAAAAGTACAAGTAACTCCTGTTTATGAAGATTGGATGAATCGAAAATGGCGTCCATTCGCGGCATATACATATATGATAACATGTATTTTTGATTTTATTGTCGCGCCAATTCTTTGGTCAATTGCTCAAGCAATTACAAATGGTGGTGCTATTGCCAGCCAATGGAATCCATTGACACTTCAAGGTGCGGGTTTATATCATATTGCAATGGGTGCTGTTCTTGGTATTTCAGCTTGGACACGTGGCCAAGAAAAAATTGCTAATATAAGTTTACAAAATAAAAGTAATGATATTGTACAAGAAGATAAAGCATGAAAATAGATAATAATTTATCTCAGATATTTGACGTTGAACCAATAAATCAGAGTAATGTAATTACTTCAACTAGTAAAGTTGTTATGGCTGAGCATAATACAAAAAATGAAATGATTGATTATGATTATGAAAAATCTAGAAATAATCTTCACGATCTCTTGATTCAAGGTCAAGATGCATTAAATTATGCGCTTGAAGTAGCAAAATCTTCAGAACATCCACGTGCATTTGAAGTTGTTGGTGGTTTAATTAAAAATATTTCTGATGTTAATGATAAATTATTAGAGCTTCATGAAAAGATGCAAAAGCTAGAAGGTAAAGTGGCAAAAAAAGAAGAAGTAAAAACAGTTACAAATAATTCGATATTTTTGGGAAGTACCAATGAACTTTCGCAATTACTTAAAAAAATGAATACCGAGGAATAATTATGGGATTACCTATTAATGCAGCACCAATTTATAATTTAACAGTACCATCAACTGGCAAGCAATTAAAATTTAGACCATTCTTAATTAAAGATGAAAAGGCTTTATTAATTGCTCAGCAATCTGAAGATCCTGTTGTTATGCTTGATTCATTAAAGCAAGTAATTAAGTCATGCACAATGGATTCTATTAATTTTAATGACCTTTCATCATTTGATTTAGAATATATTTTTATTCAATTACGTTCAAAGTCCGTTGGTGAAGTTGTTGAATTACTATTACATTGCGACACATGTACAGATGAAAAAGCAGTTAGTAAAGTAATGATCGATTTAACAAAGATTGAAGTAGAAAAATCACCTGAGCATAATCCAAAGATTGATTTATATGATGATGTTGGTGTAATGATGAAATATCCAACAATGGAAATTATTCAACGTTTAGAGTCTTTAGATAAATCAGATATTGATTCAGCATTTAATATTATTGTTGAATGTATTGATTATATCTTTACAGATACAGAAGTATTTCATGCTAAAGAACAAACAAAATCAGAACTTTTAGAATTTTTAAATAATTTAACTTCTGATCAATTTATGAAAATTCAAAAATTCTTTGATACAATGCCAAAGTTATCAAAGTCAATTGAATACAATTGTCCAGTTTGTGGTAAACACCATGAAAAGGTATTGGAGGGACTTAACAGTTTTTTCTAGTAGCTCTCTCACATGAGACGCTCTTTAATTATTATAAAATGAATTTTGCATTATTACAATATCACAAATATTCATTAACAGAAATCGAAGAGATGATACCGTTTGAGAGAGAAATTTATATTGCATTATTGACGAAATATCTTGAAGAAGAAAAGGAAAGGCTTTTAAATAAAGGTTAAAAATGGCTGACAAAAATAAACCACTAACTCTTGCTGATGTTTTATCAACCCAGAAAAAGGGTGATATTCAAATGAGTGAGTTCATGCGCGCCCAAATTGCGGTGAAGCAAGCAGAAATTGCTAAAGAGTCAAGTGAAACCCAAACTCAAGAAAAGCCAGCTATTACAAATAAGCCATTAGAATCTACAAATATATCAAAGTTAATAAATGCAATTGAAAAGAATACTAAACAATTATCAACGTTAACTGATTTGATGTTAAAGAAGAATACAAATGTTGTTTCTTCGGTAATGCCAAGTATTACGCCACCAGTTAAGCCAATTACTGTAACTGAAGAAAAAAGACAATTAGATAATACAAAAGAACAGCAAATTGAACAAGCTGCTACTGAAGAGAAAAAGGTAGATTTACTTGAAAAGATTGAAAAAAATACAGAAGGTTTATCTGTACTAAAAGATTTATCGAAAGACAAGTCAAAAGAAACAGCTGGACCTAATTTAGGTTTATTAGGAACAGGCTTAGCTATTGCAATTGGTTCAGCAATAGGTATAGTTCAAGGCCAAATTAAGGCTATTAAGTTATTTTCTTCAGTTATTGTTGATACTTTAAAAGTTATTTCTAAAGTATTTAAAGATATAGCAATGTCTGTTTCTCCAATTAAAAATGGAATTAAATCGGTTCAAGAGGGCTTTGCAAAAATCACAAAGTATTTTTCTGATATCAAAATGCCCGGTAAAGAATTTTCTCTTGCTATAAGAAAAAAAATAGCAGGAATGTTTACTGGAATAAGTTTTCAAATTGATTTAGTTTCAAATTTCTTTACTGAATTATCAAATTCAATAAAGAAGTTATTTGATAATAATAAAATAAAGTCAGTAACTTCAGTCTTTAAAGAATTAATAGACATTCTTGGAAGATTTGCTGAACCATTTGTTGATGCATTTAATTTAATTAAGGATGCTTTATCTGGCCCAGTGGGTAAAGCAGTTGGTTCAATTAAGCAAACATTTTCAGCAATAACAGAATATATTGGTGCATTTGCGTCTAAAATTGGTGTTGTATCTAAGATAGTTGGCAAAATATTTTATCCAATTACAGTGATTATGACATTATGGGATACCGTAAAAGGCGCTATTGAGGGCTTTAAAAAGGATGGTATAATTGGTGGAATAAAGGGTGCTTTACAAGGATTTTTAAGTTCACTTATAACTGGCCCATTAGATCTATTAAAAGATGCTGCAGCATATGTTGCAGGATTATTTGGATTTGATAACGTTAAAAATATTCTTAAATCATTTTCAATTGAAAAGATTGTGAATGATTTTATTCAATCACCAATAGATGCAATTAAGAATGTATTTAGTTCAATTGCTGATATTATATCAAATATTCAAATACCAGCTATTAGTTTTGAATTATTTGGTAAGAAGGTTCAAATTGGTCCATGGCAACCATTTAAGAAAGAACAAGCAGCAATTACGCCTACAGCTGAGGCCTCACCAGCTGCAGCACCAATGACAACAGCTACTACAACATTAGCTACT